TGTGTACGTTCCGGCAGCGTAGACGTGGTTCATGCCGTCGCCGGTCTCGGAAGCCGAGCCGTCGCCCCAGTTCCAGGTCGCCGTGCCCGCGCCCCCGCCGCGAACGATTGACGGCGTGATTGTGAACCCAGCTACATGCGAAACAGTATATTGAATCACGTTTGCCGGGTTGTACGCTATCATTCCCGCTGCTGCAATCATCCGTCGTCTCATTTGTGGAGTAGGCATCAGTCCACCCTTTCGTCGTTTGCTAGTCGCCAGATGTATGGTATACTCATAGACATCAACACTCCTGGAGGTAAGAAATGCCCGTTACTGTTGTTTGCAGCTTTTGCGGAAAACACTTTAGTAGGTCTCCGTCGCAAGTTTCTGATAACAATTTTTGCTCTCGACAATGTTACTATGATTCTCGCAGCGGGAGGCTCCCGGAAAAGTTTTGGGCACGAGTGAACAAAACAAAGGGCTGCTGGCTTTGGACCGGAAGACACACCACGTATGGGTATGGTAACTTCTATGTTGGGCAATACCGAGAAGTCATGACTCACCGCTTCTCGTGGGAGCTGCATTTCGGGCCTATCCCCAAAGGGATGCAAGTTTGCCATCATTGTGACAATCCTGGGTGCGTGCGCCCCGATCATCTCTTCTTGGGAACGCCTAAAGATAACGGTCGCGATATGGCCGAGAAGGGCCGCGCTTATCACCAGATACATCCTGAGTTTACGCAGGGAGAAAACAATGGCCGACACAAGCTCGTCGCCGAGCAAGTGCGCGAGGTACGTGCCAGATATGCGGCTCACCCCGTCCCCCACCAAGAGCTGGCGGATGAATACGGTGTCAGTGCCGGTGCTATCTGGTTCGTTGTAAACAACAAAACGTGGAAGCACGTAACTTGACATAACCTAATCTACATATTCTCCCGACACCCTCAATTCCATCGTCGTCGTGCCTGGGCTGGTCGTGCTGGTGTGTACTAGGTAGGCGTAGAGGCTCGTGGTCGCTGCGCCAGCTTGCACAAGCAAGCCCACTTTCCGCTTCTGCGCCGCAGCAAAAGCTGATTCAGCGTTGAACCAGTCGCCCGCATAGATCGGCAAGATGCCACGAACCAACGCCTCGTCAGCGGCCACCAGCGTAAAGGCCGCGTTGTCCGCCGCCGGGGTAGCAATGTCGCCGCTCATAAACCACAGCTCGGCCTCAATCGGCGTCACGCCCGCCAACGAAACGTCATAGATCATGGCGTGCTTGCCAACATCGGATACCATAGCGGGCAATGTGATCAGCCCGCCAACTACATCCTTGGCGGTGTAGGCACCGTTGGTCACTGTAAGGGTGACGGGGATGGAAAAGCCAGCGCCAATCACAGCTATGCTATCAACCAGATCAACCGGAACCGGGGTTCCCGCATTAACGTCCGCGTCCTCAATCTGTAGCGTAGCGTTGACATTCTGATCGTCATGGACTGGCTGATCTGGCCGCTGTGTGACGCGCTCTAATGGATTCGGCATTATGCCATCACCCCCACAATCCCTACTGTGCCCGGAGTGCCCGCGGCGCCGGACTCACGGCACGTCACGCGGACGCGCTCAACGCTGCCCACTAGCCCGTAAGCCCCGAGGATGAATCCCTCTCGTGCCGCAGCCGTGGAGGTATAGGTCGTCTGCCCCTGTCGCTGAACAGCTTCCAGCACGTCGGCCCCTGCAGCAAAAGCGCCCACCTGGGTCACTGTGATGTGGTGCCACGTCTGCAGCGTTGGATGATCGACAGAATACGGAGACGCTTCGACGACCAGGTCCACCGCCCCGCCGACGCCGCCGCGGTTGTACGCACAGAAAAGGAGCAAGTCTTCTGCCCCAGACACGCCCACTTCCAGCGGGGTCGCGTCCCATGCGCTCGCGGGCAACAGGATCGCCTCTACTCGGAACGTATTATCTTTTCGAACTAGCGTCGAAAGGCCCATGCTTGCCCCCAAACAAAAGAAAAGCAGAACACCGGTCCGGTGTCTGCGTCTTTATGCGTTCTATTCAGTTATGGAATGCGCTTCACTGCGAGGAGGCGGCTGATGCCGCACTCCCCCGCGTCTTGCCTGGCCCCGTACACCGTGCGCCACTCCGGCATCTCTTATGCACCGCTTTCGCGGGGTTACGTGGGAAGCGTCTTCCCACCTCAGAGCCAAGCTAACGTAATCATTATGGCACACTTTGTTAGCCATGTCAAGGACTAGCCGTCCTCAGCCGTAGCCTCATCCCCCGATCGAGCAAGCAAGGGCTCTGTGCGCCGGACTTTGGCGAGCTGGCCAGCCATCTCTGCGCACGTTTCGTCGTCGCTTGGCTCAAAGATGACAGGCTCGCCAAGCTGCCAGGAAAGCAACAACCCCTTGGCAAAGCACAAGCGCACAGTGCATTCGCCATACCCCTTACCCCGTAGGTCGTAGACTGTCCGCTTGAACCGGAGCAGCAAGCGCGACCACTTACTGTCCACGTTTGATTTCGTCATTCGTCTCCTTGCCAGCCTCTGTGCCCGCCAGATAGAACATTGCCGCCACAAGCGCGACTTCGTCTACCGTCATTTCGCGCAGAGCCCGGTCGTTTTCATCTAGCACGTTGCATAGCCGCAAGTAGTCCTTATATGCTGTGTACAGCAACCCAAAGTCCGTCCCCTTGCGCGCAAGCGTCGGGGTCTGCGTCATTAGCTTGCCAATCCGCTTATGCCCACCTGCTTGCAGCACAAGCCCTGTGTCTATGATCTGCGAGCGTTCCGTCAGCTTCGCCATATGTCTCCCTTCTAAAACAGTGAGAGACGACCGCCAAGGCTATACCTCGGGGGCCTGGGCTCTCCTGACGATATTGGTCCTTTTGATGGTATTAGCCGACACTCACATCGAAAACCCCGACAGGCCAAGTTGCGACTTTGTGGCAGCGCCCCGACCGCAGCCCACATGCTCGCCGGATATGTGTGCCCCCTGTAACGTGTACAATCCTCACAATTGTGAACCATCATGGTTTCGGCTACATACTCAGGTCGTCCCGCCACGGCTAGATTATACACCATACCTTTTAAGTTAGAGATCAAGTTTGTCTCTATAATAGTGCTATAGTAAAAAGTCGTGATATTCTTACAGCCCATTCGATCCTGCCCAACTCGTAAGTCACCCGCCTCTACCCACCCACGCCCCGTCCAGAATCGGTGTTCTGACGTCACTGTAACAGTGCGCCCCCCGACAGTAACCTGGATCATTTCGCCGTCATGCTCGTGCTCATGCCGTTTCAGCACAGAACGCCAGCCGTCCCGCGTCCACACCAGCTGCCCTGGCTCAATCGTCTCGATGGGCTGCTCGCCGTCAATGGTGAGCACCTGCGTTCCAGCTATGAAACAATGCTCCTCGGTGGGGCCGAAAATCCAAGTAAGCAGCTTCCCTTTTCCTTTCATCGCCTTGGCCGCAAACGCCATCGCCATCGACTTTATCTCTTTCCAACGAAGTTGCCAGATCCGCAGTCGCGCCTTGACCGTTGACCACTTACCGCCTTCTTCCTTTGAGTTCTCTCGGATGAATGAAAAGAACCCGACGAGCCGAAGGCTGTCCTCGTTCGTCATCGCTTCAATCTCGCGCCCCCCGCCACTGTACGGCAACTCAGCCTCCGCGCCAAGCGCCTTGAGTGCCGACGCTACTGCGCCTGCATACCCGGCCCTCATTGTGTTCCGCATATCGTCCTGCATCACAGCCCAGTCATGGGTCTTGGCAAAGCTCCAGCCGGTGCCCTCGCTTTCATAGCGCCATGCCCTGTAGACGATCTTTTGCGTCGCTCGCTCATATGCACGAAATGTCGTGTAGCCGGACGCATCCGCTTCCGTGAGTACTTGCGTCTTGGCAATGTCCGCCACGATCAGCCCAAGAGCCACTCGCACCCTACGCGAAGTCTGCACTCCCTCGCCTATACTAGAAAGCACTTGGCCAGCTCCTTTACCTCAGCCGCTTCTGCCTCTGTCAGCGTCCCAGCAGTGACCGCCTGTGCTAGCAATCGATCAGCCCGCTCCTCTGCGCTTACCCGCGCTGTCACTTCTGCTGCTTCCGGTGCTGCCACTTCCGGTGCCGCCACTTCCGGTGCCTCTGCCCCGACGAGCTGTGGGTAGTAGTGGTCGAGTACTGCGTCAACGTCGTTTACCCCCAGCGCCTGCATGACCAACTGCGCCTTTAGCCGATCGTCTGGAATGAATGGCGCCAATGACTCGAACGCCTCTGCAAACTGGTCTAGGTCTACCTTCCACAGAGCGCCCGACAGAACGTCGATTATGCGCTCTGACTCGGGCCATTTCTTGTGAGCGTAGCGCTCCGCCGCGTCAAGCACGATATTCACTATATCGCGGAAAATGTCTTGCCAGAGTTCGCGGTACAGCGACCATTGCTCGAACAGCGGCGCTTCCATTGCCGATGCAGTAGCCAAGCGGAACGCTTCACCAGCGCCTAGGTAATGGGGGAACACGCCTCCGGCGTTCGACACCTCACGCGTTATCAGGCTCACTGCCTGAGTCGCTTCGCTGCCCGCGCGGTTCAGCGGCATGTCCCCCATGTCGATGCCCTTGTTCATGATCGCGGTGGAACCCGCAGCAGGAGGCGCGTTCGTTTCGTCATCACCGTTTTCTAGTGTGGAGCCCCAGAGCGCCTTCAGCTCCTCAGTCCCGCGACTCCCTGCCGTGTGCTTTGCGTAGCGTGCGAACATCGCATTCTGCGCCGTTATCGCAGCCAAGTCTGCAGCGCTTGCAGAGAGCTGATTGATCCAGGGACCCGCACGATGCAAGAGAGGCCAGCCACGCCCGTTGTCGTCCTCGTCGAACGCCAGGTGAAGCATGACCACGTCGGTCCCTGAATTCGCTTGGTCCGCGCGCTTCGCCCCAGAGGGCAGCATGGACGCGTCCCGCTTGACCTGCAACTGGTCCGCTGCAGGATAATAGTATTCGTGCTGTTCGCCGTCGTCACTCATCCAAGAGCGCTTGTACCAAAGCGGCACGCCTGCATCCTCTAGGCGCGACACGACCTCGACGACTTGCTCAGTATAGCAAAAGCGCACAGTGCAGCGCCCGGCGTTCTTGCCCGATCGGGCAATGAAAAAGATAAGATATTCCTCGCCGTCGCGCAGGAGCTTGTCAGACAGCAAGTATTGCTTGCGCTTTTTCAGCACTGAGCGATTCCGCCTGTTCGTCAGGAATTCGTTGGCCCAATCTTGCGGCGTCCTGTCATCCGCCACTTGCTCAGCGTCAACACTCAAATCCACCTCGACTGTCGTGTCCACGGGCGGGTTCGTGCCCTGAGCCGGCTGCGCTGCAGGGGCCGACTCCTCGTCGCCACGCATAGCCACTGAGACGCCCAGGCTGGTCCCAAAGCCAAAGGCCGTCCACAAGCGAATTATCCAGCGTGCAGTTCCCTCAGTGTGGATCAGATAGCGCGACGAGTTGACAGCGTACAGGCGGTCCGCCTCACTGGGGCGCCCCTGCATTTCCGTGCCGACGTTCAGGTAGCCGGGCCGATACGTTTTGTCCGTAGCACCGGGAACCATCTCCTGAAGCTCCTGCTGCAGGCGGATCGCGCGCATGACATTCCTGTCTAGCCGCTCGCGTGAGTGTTCAAGGGCAGCCGCTGCGCGCTTGACAGAGGGCGGAGTGAACCGTTCTCGCAAGTCACCGAATAGAGACATGTGTTCTCACCTGTATCATTCATCATTCTAGCGAATCTTGACTGGGCGATAGCTTATGTATACCTGCCGCTTTTCTTCTTCCGCCATGCGCTGACGCTCAGCCCAAAAGTATTCGCCCGTGATGGCGTGGATCACCGCGTCTGCCGCGTCGGGCGACCGTTTGATCCGCTTGCGCAGCTTCTGCTTCGACTCTACCATGATCTGCCCACCGCTGGACCACGAATACTGTGGGGCGGTGAGATCGTACACCAGCGCTGTGTCATCTGGCAAACAAACGTCAAACCCGTTAGCAGGGTCAAGTATCTCTCGCATCATCCACCAAGCGGCGGATCGTGCGTTCGGAAACCCGTGATGCTGCGAGCGATCAAGCGCCTCAGTTTTCCATGAGGCGTTGAAGGGGTTTGCGTCCCGCTTCAACTCGACCAGGCGATGGGCCACCCCTGCACCAATACCTATCACGTCAACGTATACCGGCCCCTGATGGATGTCTTGCGTAGCTACTACACGCCCGCATAATTCCATCATCGCCACTGACGGGTCCACCGCCTGGCTTATGTGCTGCAATGAGCGCACCTTCGGGCCATCATAGGCAACCGCGATTGTGCTCTGGTCGCCGGTCGCCAAGCCGCCGCCAACGTCAACGCCAATGCCCGTGCATCGCTTCGCCTTGAATCCGTCCTGCTCCCAGACCACCCAGGCCAGTTGTGCCGCCTCGACCCAGGCCAGCGGGATCACGCCCGATTCGTCCTGCGCTGCAAACTCACCCAGCACGTGGTTCTTGTAAACGGACGAGGTCTCGCCCCATTGCCGCTTGCGCGCTTCGACCCAGGCGACAGAGATACGCCCTGCGGCTATGGCCTCCTCGATTGTGACGTGTCGCACCCACCAATCCTCATATCCAGGCTTTCGTGAATGAATGTCATAGAATCGGCCGGCTGACGCCCCTGGCGTACTCATAGCAATAGCGAGCGCCTCAGCCGTGTCCGGCGATGCGAAAGCGCCCTCGGCTGCATCGAACGTGGCATCCATCACGGATTTACTCTCGTCGAACACGTATACCATATGCCGCGCGTGCGCCCCCTCGATCAGAGTTGGTCGGTCAGACGCCACAGCGAACGCTCTGCCGTTTTTGAGCTGAATGCTTTGGCGAAGCAACTCATACCCATCGACGAACTCTCCTCTCCACTTGATCTTGTCCCAACGAATCCGGCTCGCCCACTTGTGGATCTCTGGCCATAAATAATACTTGAGCTGCGCCCAAGCGCCCGCCGTTGTGATTGCTTTCCAGTCCTCTTGGTCTCTCGTCATAACAAACCACAGCACGACCCAGGCGCTGAGGGTTGTCTTACCCAGTCCGTGAGGGCCACGCACTGCGACCCTCGCCTTTTTGCTCTTGCCGAACTGGGCCAGAATCTCGTCCTGATACCCAGCCGGCCCAGCCCCTCCGTCAAAGTCAATCAAATCATGGACGAACTCGACGGGGTGCCCAGCATACCAGTAGTGCTGATATTCAGGGCTCGACAGTAGGTGGCGCGTCTGCGTCTCTGCTTTCAAGGAAGTCAAGGAACTCACGAATTGACTGGCGCTCCTCTGCTGTTACGGGCAAGCCCGATGGCTTTTCCTTGCCGTCCTCATCCGTTATAACGACCTTTGTTGGCTGACCGTCATCGTCTACGCCAGTGGCTTCCTTGGCCAGCTTTGCTGCCACTTCGGCATAGCGCGCCACATCTTTGGGCGCCCAGTCAGCAGGGTTGAATATCTGGGTTACTTGGCCGTCCTCACCAGTAGTAGTCGTCACTTGCTCGACAGGGAACGCCAGCATCTGATTGACCTTTTCGTGCAACGCCTCAGACAGATCCCAGTTCCGCGTCCTGCGCAGCACTTCTCTGCTAGCCCACTGCTCGTCACGCAAGCGCCGCTGTTCCACGTCCCAGGCTTGGGCGCGATCGCGCCAGCGCCAGCGCAGCGACTGCTTGCGCCACGATCCAGGAACATCTTTCGCCCTTGGGCGACCTACCGCGTCCCGCCATTCGTTTACCATCCGTGCGATCGACCGGGGCGCGTCCTGGTGCAAGAAATCAGTAAAAC